CGAGGAAGGCATTTTTCCTCACAAAAGCTGGGCATTTTCTAGCGGTACTACTTCACCGGGGTAAGCGGCCCGGATAGCGTCAATGCTAGGTCCGGGTGTCGCGGCCCCCCTGACCACCCGGACGTAGCCTGGTGATGTGTCAGTCACTGGGCCGGTCTCCGGGCTTCCGAACCCATACGACGTCACGGCAGGGACGCCGGGGCAGTACCCCGATACCGATCAGGGGCTTCCGTACCCGCCCGTCAACCCCTCCTCGACACAGCGCATCGCGCAGATGGCGAGGTTGCGGCTTCGGGATCTGCCCCGGCCCTTCATCGCCAGGCAGACCTGTTCCGGCGTGGCCTTCCGCTTTGAGCTACCCGTCGAGAACGTGTCAGCCCCCAACCTCCAGGTGGTCTTGACCGACACCACCGCGGGAGGTACTACCTCGCTGAACCTGGGCTTCGACTTCGTCCTGGACGAGCATGGCGGTGTCCTGGTCTTCAGCAACGCGCCGGCAGCCGGCATCCTCCTGGTGGCCCAGGGCACCTACTACCGCGACCTGCTGCCCCCCGAGCTTGACCTCTACGTGCGGACGGCCTACATCCAGCACACCTACGGGATGGATCAGCAATGGGAGGGCACCATCGATCAGGGCTACCCGCCCTACCCTGGCCCGCCCCCTCTGGCCGTGGACGGCCAGCCATCGGCTTACGGAACCCCGAAACCCATGATGATCAGTGAGGTGGAGGAGTATCCCATCTCCATCCTGGTCACGATCATGGCGCTCTGGGACATGGCCGTGGGCATTGCCCAGCAGCACGATGTCCACACCCCGGACGGGGTCACCATCCCCATCGGGCAGACCTGGAACCAGATCATGAAGATGATCGAGGGCCTCGACGCGCAGTACAAGGCGTTGTCGGCAGCCCTGGGCGTGGGCCTCTACCGCATCACCCAGTCGAGACTGCGGCGGGTCTCGCGGACCACGAAGCGGCTCGTGCCGATCTACCGGTCGAAGGAGTACGACGACATCACCTGGCCCCAGCGCGAGATGCCAGAGATCGATGTGACGCAGAAGATGTACACCTACCAGGGCACCTGGGATCCCGAGCGCCCCTACAACCAGCAGGATCTCATCGACTACGAGAACCACCGCTACGTGGCCCTCCAACCCAGCACCAACGTCGATCCGCTGCGCGACGTCGATCCCAAGACCGGCACCGGGTACTACTGGGCCTACACCACGATCAATACAGGCTGGGTCGGTTGGTGGTAGATGCCCGAACTCAATCATGCCCAGTTCTCCGGGACCACCCACGGCATCAGCCCTAACCAGCTAGCCATCCCCGGCATGGAAGAGCATGCCCACCCCTTCGCCACCCACCTGGCTCGTGGCTACCAGCTTGACCTGGAGCGCTCCGAACACGAGCATCACCTGGCCGCGGTGGACGTGAGCCACCCCAAGTACCCCAGCGTCCACGCCGAGTTGTCCTGGGCCAAGGAGAACGATCCTGGTCATGTCCCAGGTGAGGTGACCATGGTGGAGAACATGGCTACCCAGTCCTACACGGGGGCCAAGCAGCCAGAGGAGATCCAGAGAGCCAGGGGCCTGGGCGGGGCGCTGTTCCACTCGGCCCACTACTGGAACTTCGGCCAAAGCACCGTGCCCATCCACTCCCCCGAGCGCACCCAGGCCGGCGAGCATTTCGCCAGCAAGGTGCGCCCCGATCTCAAGCCTGACGTCTGGCATGTCTCCAGAGGTGTCTCCGGTACGGAGGCGGGGCCGCGGGGCGAGAGGGAGATCAGGGCACCCGGTAAACCGGACTGGGCACCAGCCGAGTGGCCTGGTGTGCCAGAGGACTTCCACCCCTTTGAGCAGCAACGGACAGCCATCCGCCAGGCTGCTGCTGCCAAGTCAGACGAAGCCGTAGCCATGCATCGAGAGGGTCACCAGCAGTTGTTCAAGACCGACAAATACCGAGCTAAGAAGAAGCGCTGATGCCCATCTACACCCCTGACTGGTACCAGAAGGACACCATCATCCGGCTGAACGAGGTCATGCGGAACTACCAGCGCTACTGGGGCGAGAGCGTGCTGTGGTCTGAGTACGACGCCATGGCCTCCACCAAGCACGAGGTTTATGACGAGGGGCCGAGCCGCGCCTGGTACCCACCGGTAGTGCTGCCAGTGATGTTCGTGGACTTCCGCCAGGACGATCCCCAGGACACCGATGAGGGCATGTACGTCCTCTCCACAGCGAGCATCTGCTTCCAGGTGACCTCAGCCATAGATCGGTTCCGCATCAGTCCGCTCTACACCGGCTCACACTTCCGCGACCGCTTCTCCTACGACAACACGGTGTACAGGGTCGTGAAGTACGAAAAGCAAGGCTTCGTTCACGGTTCTTATTTAACAGTCAGCGCTCTGGGCGAGCAGGTCAAGGCCGAGGAGGTCGTCAACGACATGCAGCAACAGGACTTCTTCGTACAGACCATGACGTGGTGAACATGCAACCAAAGCGGACCCAGATCAACACCACCCAACCAGTCACGGTTACACCCATGCCGTCACGGTCGGTCAACACGACGCCGCCCAAGCCACCACAGGAGGAGCCTGAAGAGCATGCCGATAGCTCAGTTTGACTTCTACCTGGACGCCTGGGCCGACTGGCAGAGGACCGTGGTGATGCGTGACACCTCGTCTGGCCTGGCGGTCCCACTCACTAACGCGCTCATGGAGATCCGCAATACCAACTTCGTCTTGGTGATGCGCCTCGACACCCCGAGCAGTCGCTGCGTCGTCCTGAACGACGGCTGCACCATCGCTCTGCATATCACCGAAGAGGACTCGCTGGCGTACTTCGCCCAGGGCAACTATCCAGGCGCGATCCAGGCCGTTGGGTACTGGGGTATTGGCCGGTCGTATCGCTACGACCTCTTCGCCACGCCCACCGCCAGTGGAGTGCAGAGTCGGCTCATGGCCGGGTTCTTCAACGTCGATCCCAACATCAGCCGGCCCACCATCATGCCCGTGCCCGCCAGCCTGACCATCGGGGAGAGAGGGAGCTACGTCAATGAGTGACATCACCATCAGCGGCCCGCCCGCCGATGTGATCGAGATCTCGGTCCCCGGCATGCCTGGTCCCCCAGGACAACCAGGGCCTCGTGGTGCCGGCGGGGTGCAGGGTCCAACTGGGCCTGCCGGCCCTCCCGGCCCTACTGGGCCACAAGGCCCTCCAGGTGGCTTCACCGTCGCCGGCACGGTCGCCACCTCTAATCTCCTGCCAGCACAGCCTGCACCGGGGCAGGAGGGCATGGTCTGGCTGGTGGGCACCACGACCTTCCAGGTGTACTGGTGGAACGGCACGGCCTGGCAGGTCTTGAACCTGGGCGCTGGCCCTCAAGGGCCTACCGGACCCGCAGGGCCTACGGGTGCAACGGGGCCACAGGGTGTCATAGGACCGACTGGCGCGCAGGGACCGGTGGGATCCACGGGACCGGCTGGCACCACGCCGGCTCCCCCCATCTGGCAAGCACTGCCACAGCTAGTAGCTCCCTGGGAAGAAGTGCCTGGGTCGGTATGCCAGTACATGCTCGATGCCTGGGGTCGCTGCACCTTACGCGGTGAGGTGTACTACCCAGGTGGCAACCCCAAAGATCAGTCAGCTATTGCCATCTGCCCTGCTGGCGCGCCCACCGCGGTCACGACCAACTTCGCCGTCGAGGACGTCATCCCAGCACGGGTGTACCGGGTCGACGTCGAAACGGATGGCAAACTCTATTTGAGGTTTCCCGCTCTTAACACCACCGGCCAACTGTTCCTTGATGGCATCAGTTGGCAGACTCAGTAAGGAGAACCATGTCCACTACCGAGCCTCCCGCCGAAGAACCGACCCCGGCTCCCGAAGAGGAGCAGTCTCAGTTCGACCCCACCACAGGCCAGCCAGTCCCTTCCGAAGAAGCCGCTCCTGGTGAGGAAGCCGCTCCTGACGAGGAGGCCACAGAGGAAGCTGAGTCTGCCGATGAGTGAAACCGGGACAACCCAGCCGGAAGGCCCCATCAGCGACACACAACCCATGAACCCTGACGACGTACGGGGTCCAGATGGCGAGGAACTGGTCTGGCCCGAGCCAATGGAGGAGCCAGAGGACTGGGAAGAGCAGGGAGAGTCCGACTTCAACGACGGCACACCCGGCGCTCTGGCTGAGGGGCAAGAAGGTCAGAAGTCGGGCAAGAGACTGAGCTTCAGGGAGGATTGATGGCGCTCAAGAGAGTCGGGATCCCCAGCCCGAATCAATCAAGTAGGGGCGGCAGCAAGGTCAGATTGATAGTGCTGCATACCAGTGAAGGTGCCACGACGTACCAGTCATTGGGAAACTTTTTCTCCAATCCGAGCAGTGGTGTGTCCTCGCATACAGGCATTGACAACTCCAGCAGCGGCGTTATTGGCGAGTACGTAGGCCGGTCCAATAAAGCCTGGACAAGTTGCAACGCCAACCCGGTGGCCGTACAGGCAGAACTCTGTACCCCTTCTGGGGCTGCCATGGGCTGGAGCGCGGCCACCTGGCAGGGACAGAGCGTCATGCTCGCCAACGCCGCAGCCTGGATAGCTGAGGAGTCAGCAGCCCTGGGCATTCCCATCGTGAGGCTCAGCCCCTCCCAAGCCCAGGGCGGATCTGCCGGCGTGTGTCAGCACAGTGACCTAGGCGGATGGGGCTGCGGGCACTCAGATTGCGGACCCAACTTCCCCATGGATCAGGTCATCTCAATGGCGAAGGGTGGGGCACCGACGCCCACGCCACCGACACCAACTCCCACCCCGCCACCAGCCGGCAAGGCCCCGCCTTTCCCGCTGCCATCCGGCTACTACTACGGTCCAGCCTCTGGGCCGACTCAGTCGGTATCCGGCCAGTACCCGCCCTATGGCGGGCCAAACGGAGCCGCTGGTTTGAAGCAGTGGCAGGGACAGATGGCAGCCAGGGGCTGGACGATCAGCGCCGATGGCTTCTATGGAAATCAGACTGCCGGCGTAGCACGGCAGTTCCAACAGGAGAAGGGCCTCTCCGTGGATGGCCTCATCGGGATCTCCACCTGGAACACGGCCTGGACCGCGCCTGTGACGTGAGTTGGCGAACGGTGACGGCGCTCTTATTGCAGCCTGTTGTACAGGCGTCGCCGCCATCATCACGGCCTGGGCTGCCATAATCCGGGCCAAGCACACCGGTAACGACAAGTGCCAGGAAGATTTGGCTGCCGCCAGACAGGAGGCTGAGGAAGCTCAGGCCAAGCTCCATCACATACGCATGGCTCACCCAGAGGTGATCGAGGACGACAAAGAGCAGGGGGCCATCTCGCCCAACTTCCTGTTCATCATGTCCGTCTTCTTCGTGGCTGCATCGATCTTCTTCGCCCTGCTGTGGGGGCACGGCAACACCGCGACCGGGCAAACAGGAGGGCAGGGTCCACCCGGATCAACCGGCCCAGCCGGCCCAGCCGGTCCACACGGTCCCCAGGGTCCGAAGGGCGAGAAGGGTGACACTGGGGCACGCGGGCCATTAGGAGAGACAGTCAGCAACCTTGTAACGCCAGGAGTGTTAGGTGCCACAAGACCCGGATCAACAGGAGCCACAGGATCAACCGGTGCTACGGGTCAGCAAGGATCCACTGGACTCACCGGGGCTACCGGAGCATCTGGCTCGACGGGAGCGACAGGAGCCAAAGGCAGCACGGGAGCGACGGGTAGCACGGGTGCAACTGGCGCGACTGGAAGTGTCGGACCTGCTGGCCCTCCTGGGCCTGCCGGCGAACGAGGTGCGACTGGATCCAGTGGGCCTCGTGGTGCTACGGGTCCATCCGGCCCACCTGGCCCTGTAGGACCGCCTGGCGGCTTTAGCTGTCCTGGTGGATCGTCACTTCAACGACTCACCATCAACGGCAAAGGCGGGCAGAACTCGATATGGGCGTGCGTGATCGGCTAAAGGAGAATCTCAGCACCGTCCGCGAGATCATCATGTTCATTCTGGGCGTGGTGCTGATCCTCGATGCGGTGTTCGGTAGAGGCTCCCTGGACAGGATCATCGAGATCACCGTGGGCCTGGTACTGGTGGGCCTAATCCCCATCGACTATCTGGTGGACCGGTTCCTGCCCAAGCGGAAGGACGAGGCTAGTTGATGTCCCCTACCAGGCGGGTGGTGAAGACATCGTCCACATAGCCAGTGGCTCCCAGAAGAGCCGGGTCTTGACCACATACCGCGACGATCTGCTCATACAGCGAGGGCGTGGTGATGTGTGAGTTACCAGTGACGGCCATCGAGGTCGTGGCCGACATGGTGATAGCTCCGCTGGTGACGGTAGCCATTAGCTCATCGATTTGGAATAGCTGCCTATCGATACACTAAAACTGTCACCCGCGTTGACCGTCTTGATCGTGGAGAGCGCACCAAACCAGCGCCGTACCGGGCCACCGCTACCGGCTGGTGTGCTGTCAAACTCGTCCACTCCCACGATTGTGGCCGCGGGCATGTTGACATAAGTCAGGGCATTGCTGGAGGCAATGACACCACCACTGGGGACCGCGAAGGTGATCTGCTGGCGGGCGTACTGACTGCCACCAGTATTCACCACCTCTGTGCCGGCGGCGGTGGCCGTACCCATGACCGTCACCAAGGCCACCAGGACCGGTGACACTACCGCGGGATAAGCAGCCTGGCCCGAGCTTGCCGCCAGGAGGTTATTGCTCTCCGTTACCGTCAGGTTGGCTATCGGACTCACCTCCTGGGTCCACAGTTGCGACTCCGAGTTCAGACAGCTTCGCCAGGTGATCAGTGGGCCGGTGCTGGAGGAAGTCCAGTAGCTGTGACGGGTCAGCACCTTCCTGGGCGGCGCGCTCAACGTCAGCACCACAGATAGGGCACCCATCCTCAGCACAGCACTGGATGTGCTTGCTCACCGAAAGGTCGACCGCCTCGCCTGACACCGGGTGGGCCAGAGCTACGTACTGGACATGGTGCGGAGCCGTGTCGGAGGCCCCGCATTTTGCACAGACGCGTTCGGTTAGCTCTGGCTCAGTGGTAGATGACACCACGACTCTCCAGCCACAGGTACAGGTGCTTGGGTACCCGGTAACGCCGGCCTCGCAGGAAGGTGTAGCTCGTGCCCACCCCGTAGGTCATCTCCTCGATGTCGGTGTTGACCCGGATGACCTTGAACTCCTCATCCACCGTGATCGGCTCAGGCCCCAGGTCTTGCACCTCCAGGGGATTGAGGGTGGCCGTACGGGCCTGCTGCTGCACTGCCACGGGCTGGAGATCCTTCATGGGGTCGTAACCGGGTACGGGCACAGCGGGGTCCAGGATGGGATCGGTGTCGACGGTCACCGGTTCCTCCAGGTCACGAATCCTTTGCTCAGCCTCAGGAGATAGCTCCATCATCTGACCGGTCTCTGGATCCCAGATCCCCTCTTCCTCGCGCACGAGATCGACCTGATTTACCAGGCCGATCTCCTGCTGGCGTTCCGCTAACTCTGCGGCCTTCTCCTCAGTCAGACGCTGACGTTGCGCCCCAGTGAAGTCACCGCGCTGTCGTCCCGGCATCCTGTCAGTTCGTCCAAGCCAAGACCACGCTCTGATCTGTGATCAGACCGAATCCCCAGATCGCGTACCAGCACAACGCGTGTTCGCGTCCGAAGTCGAGGACGCCACCGTCGCGAAGCTCGACAGGGAGAGCGATGGCATGACCGAAGGCGTTGTCGCCCAGGTACATGGCCCCGTGAGTGACACCAGCGTTGCCCTGACCAGTGCCACCAGCCGGCCCAGCGCCAACGGCGTACTGCCGCACCTGGGTTGTCTCAATGTATACCACGTCATTTAGACGACCTATCTCGCCTATCATGAAGTTTCCTGCCGCAGCGTACTTCGTCATCTCGATGAACTCAGGGTTGTCACGCAGACGGCGGGACTGGTGAGGGTCGATGAAGGCGACGTAGGTCTCCCCGATGCGCGGCACGTTCTTGGTGGCGAGGGTCTCGACAGCGTCCTTGCTCACGTTGACGCTCATGTAGAACGTGCCAGCCAGGGCGGCGTAGTTGGCAGCCACGGTGCCGGCGTCGTATGGCGAGAGCGGCGTGATGGCACCAGTCGGAAGCTGGTACCCGAAGATGGTGCTGGACGCCTGGTACAGCGTGTCGCGGGCTGAGCCGTCCAGGTACTTCGCCATGTTGCGGCCCAGGAGCCGACTGGAGGAGGCCATGACGTCATCGAAGGAGGCGTTGAGCAGAAGCTCGCTCACCGCGACGGCGTAGCCCTGCTCAGCCACCGTGATGGCATATTGTGATGCAGTGAGGGCTGCCGTCTGCATCCGTACACCTTCAACGAGTTGCGATGCATCTCCTAGGTTATTATATCTCATGAAGTTGACCTGAAGTCCAGGCTGAACGCCCAACTCGGTCTTTTTCACCGCAAACTGCTCATACCGGAGTACGGGCATGCTCTGGAACAAGATCTCCTTGCTCCAGATGACCTGGATGGCCGGGGAAAGCTGAGAGTTAGTCCCTGGGTAGCCCGTGGGGCTGGCACTCAGCAGCGGGGTTCCTGTGATGCTGGATGGCACTAGCCAACCTCCTATTTCGGGTACTACCTCTACTGTCCTCGACGGCTTTGAGAAGCTGCACGAAGCAAGTTGTCTCGTTCAGCAGCATATTCTTCCGGGGTCATCGCCTTGAGTTCATCCGCCGTATACGTCCTGGTCGCACCAGCCGATTCCATGGGACCGACTGGGGGCGCGGTAACACCAGCCATGGGTCTGCCGGCGTTGATATTCCGCATGGCTGACACAGCATTCTGCTGAATCAGGGCGGATTTTTGGATGAGAAGCTGGATCGACGCATCGATCTCCTGCTCCGAGCTACCGGAGACAAGGTCACGAAGTTCGGGCGATATTTCGTCGCCATGCTCTGCCATGCGCTGCGCCAGGTATGTCTGGAGAGAGGCATGGTGACGCTCTTGTTCCAGTAGAGCAAAGGCTTTTTCCCGCTCAGCCCTTTCATCAGCCAGACGCTGCTCCCACTCCTGATCCTTCTTCTGAATCAGGTCGCGGAGTTCCATCTCCTCTTCCTGCTTTTTCTTCGCCGCACGATCAGCATCACGCTGGGTCTTGGCTTCGGCTGCCTTGCGATCCTCATCGGCTTTTCTGTACTGAGCAAGTTCGTTTTCCAGCGTGTCGGCACGCGTCTGCTCTGCCAATACCCTTTGACGCTCCTCCTGGCGGATGCGCTCGACATCCTCCTGGGTGAATGCCTGGGGCGGCTCGCCACCAGTGCGCTGGGTGCGTGGTGGCTGAGCCGGTGGCTCTGCCGGCGTGGTGGGGACGGTGATGGTGGTGCCATCATCGACAGGCGGCTGGGCGTCGCCTTGGGGCTGCTGCGTGGGATCTTGAACGTCGGTCATCTCCTGGCGTTACTCCTTAGCTGTCGTCTTCTTCTGGTACTCGGCGCTGGGGGATGGTCGTCCCATGGGCCAGGGTCACGATCCGCTGGAACATCTTCGCCACGTCGGCGTTGTCCTTGAGGTCTAGACCAGGAGCCTGGGCGATCTTGGCGGTGGGGGCGGTGTTGACCTGGGGACCGCCGGCAGACTTGACCCCGCCGGCAGGGCCGTTGCCACTCTTCCCGTTGCCATTGCCGTTGGCCGGCGGTGGTGGCATGGGCTGGGGGCCTTCGGGGCTGACCATGCCGGTCATGTTGACGATGAGGCTGGCGATCTGAGCCTTCATCATCTCCAGAGCAGCTTGCTGCTCCGCGTCCGCGATCAACTCCTTGAAGAGTTCCTCCAGCTTCTCGTCGGGGAACTCCTCACCCAGTTCCTCCAGGGCACCACGCTTGGACTCCAGGCCCAGGGCCATCTTGACCTGTAGCTCGTTGAGCAAGACCAACTTGTCGACCGGGAGCGGCGGCTGGAAGTGACAGGTGTTCTCGTAGCTCACCGGATCCATGGGATCCAGCATCGGCAGCGAGTCGTCCCGCATGGGCGGGTCGAAGGTGTCGTTCCAGGTGAGGGTCTCTGGCTCCTTCATGAACAGGGTCTTGAGGGCCAGACGGTTGATCTCTGCGATGCCCTCCCCGTACTGGGTGGCCTTCAGGTGGAACCGGTTCATGAGCGGCTGGTACTGGATCGCCAGGGCCACACCACTGGTGTTGGAGATCGCCTGCTCCTCGCCCAGTGCAGTCTTCGGCACACCGGTCATCTCGTGCATGGCGCTCTTGAGAACTTCCAGCAACTTGATGGCCTGCTCGATGCCTCGTGGGTCGAAGAGCAGGTTCTCCACGCGGGCGTCCTTGTTGGGCACGCTCCACGTCTGATGGGTGCCCTTCTCCAGGTTGGAAGCACGGGCACCTATGACGACCGTAACCGGGGCCGCGTGGTAGTTGACGATGTCAGCTATGTCCGTAGCCGTTTCGTTGTACTGCCGGTTGAGCGGTGTCACGTCCTGTATGTCAGGCATTCCCCAGGGCGAGGACGCTATCGGAAGGTTGGAGATATGCACGATGGGAATCTCACCTAACGGGTTCTCCCTGGCATCTATAAGTTCGTCGTTGACGTACTCCTCGATGCGTTCTTCGGTCAATAACTCCGTGTAGGTAAAAACCTGCCTTGTTCCCTCTTGAGTGGTCCCCCAAAATCTGTACTTGAGTTTAAAGCGGATCAATCTCTTGCGGTCGTGGGGGTGCCACTCCGGGAACGAGTACGCGCTATTTATCGGAAGGATGCGGACCCTCCCAGGATGCGGCATCCCAGAAGGGTCCACCCATGGCTCCTCGTATGCCACCTTGACGAAGCAGTCGCCAGTGACTGAACCCATGGACCCCATCTCCCAGAGAAGGGAATCCTTCCTGTTGTCTACCTCCCAGATACGTTGCAGCCGAGTTGGGACTATGGCCGCGGTGGCATCAGGTGATCGGAACGACACCCCTTTGCCAAAAACGAAGTTGGTTGTAAAATCTGAAAGCGCCCTCGTCCAGTTAAAGGTAAGTTGTGGATCGCCTAGGTCAGGGCGCTGTGCCCAGTGATAACCCAGGTCAATAGAAGGCCCAGTTCATCGCATAGCGACTGAGTCGAGGACCGTGTACCTCAAACTCTTCGTCCGCTAGCTCCACCAGCCCGAGTGGGCTGATCTGGATGGTCAGGTCTGACGACGCTGCCCTATAGCTGGGGGACTGGAACTGAATAGCCATCTTTCCGCATCACCTCCCCCGCTGTTGCATCTGGTGCGAGAACTTGTCAGCGGTCATGGGCAGCCGGCGGCGCAGTTGCTGCTTCAACTGGCGCGCCACCGTCTGCTTGACAAGCTGCTTGGTCTCGTTCTGGGTGGCGATGGCGGCATGCCGGGGCTTGACCCGGTTTGCCAGGACCGATGAGGAAATGATGGTGGGTGGGGGGCTGCCGGCCAGAGGCTGGACGCCGTTACTCATCGCCCACCTTGTGAGAGGGCTGGCCCCGATAGATCTGCTCCACCATGCCATGCAGTTGGCTGGGAGATGGCCGCGCTCCCTCCCGCCTGGGCGAGGCCGACAGCGGGTTGGCGTGTGGGTCGCGCCGGTCGTTCCACAGCGTCTGCACGTCCATATAGTCGAAGTTGACGCCGTGGGTCTTGTAGTCGTGGACGGTCATCAGAACAGGCTCCCTTGCTCAGGCGGTGGCTTCGGCTTGGGGGGTCGACCACGGCGCGGCTTCTGCTTCGGCGGTTCTTCGTCAAACTGACGAGCGTTCCCCACTTGCCGTGAGGGGTACGCCTGCTCATGGCTGGGGAAGTTGCCCCTGCCCACTTCACCACCACGTTGGATCTGCTCCTCACCCCACTGCACCGCCTGGGCCTGATCAACATGGGTCAAGCCCCGCTCCTTCATCGCCATACGAGCGGCATAGTCAGCCATGGCATGGAAGCTGGCCCGCGGCACCCCGCTCTGCCGGCTGGTGCGCTCGATAGTCACCTCGCGCTGGGACTTCTGCTCACCAGACTTGGAGGTGCTTTGGTGGGGCAGCATGCCGCCACCACCGGAGTGAATGTCAGACACAAAGAACTGAGGTGAGCCACCCAACCAGGCGTTGTGGTAGGCCCCAGTCTTAGGACCGAAGCCGTGCCCCTGGGTACCAGGATCACTCTCTGCGATGGTCTTACCCTCATGGATGACCTGTTGAGCGCGACGCAGGCCCTTCTGTATATTCGGCCCCGTCTGGCTGCGAGCCTTGCCCGTCAACGGATCCCTGGGGTCATCCTTGCTGTAGTTCTCAGGTGTGCCACCCCTGGCGATATGGCGGATGATGTGGTCAGCCAACTCCGCATTGGGATACTGACGCACGCCTTTGTTCGGGCCGGTCTTCGGTACATGAGAGAACGTCATCTGCGGGGATGTGTCGGCGTTAACCGCCGCCGCCAGGCCCATGGACACACCGTGCTTCTCCGACGTTTCCCGGATCTTCTGGGCCGGCTCACCATGGGTGTAGAAGTCCTGGGCGTAGGGTTCACGCCTGGTCTCTTCCGACCGCTGCATCCCCTCCGGTCCCTCAGCCCGACGCGCCCGTAGGTAGCCCTGGTCAAGCTGGGCACCAAAGGACTTCTGCATCTCCTCGATACCAACGCCGCCCCAGCGCTTGACCTCGTCCAGGGTCCGCTGCTGTTCCTCCGGGGTGTGTTCCTCCCACCGCTTGGGTGTGGGGCGAGCCTGGGGATCCTCCATGCCCGGAAGCTGGGGCTGATCCATGGTGGCCCTGCCAGCACCGTGATGCTCACCGAAGCCGTAGTGTTCGTACGCCTGACGAGGCGTGATGTTCAGCCGGTCCTGCTCCTTGAGGCCAAGCTCCGGGCGCTCCCGAGCCAGCTTGTTGTGCTGCTGGGTGGCGTAGTCCACCACGTCCTTCATGCGCTCCTGGCCCTCTGGGCTGGCCTCCCAGTCCTTACGCTGCTGGACCGCTTCCCCGGTCTTCTGCTGCCAGTCTTCGGCTGCGGCCTTCTGCTTGGCCTGGCTCTCCAGCATTTTGGCGTGGGCCTTGGTGCCCTCCCTGGGCATCTTCTTCTCCGACCGGCGATCAGTGAAAAGGTCAGGACGGGGGTTGTCGGTCATGGTCACGTTTTCCCCCAGGTCGAATGCCGCCAGGCTCCCTTACCGCGCACCACGTCAGCACCGCATGTAGCACACGACGCCGCGATGAGACTCGTACCGGTAGGGCCGCGCCTGACCGGACCAGCGGCCTGAACCGCATGCGTATCGCTCGTGGACTCACCACGGCTGGAACCCAGAGCCTGGAGGAAGTTGGCGGTCTTGTCCATTACTGAGGAGTCTCCCGCCGGCCCTCCTGGCGGCGGTCAGAGAAGAGATCGGGGCGCAGGTTCTCCAGATCTCCCCGGCTGGGTTGCCAGCCCGATCCCTTGCCCAGCCTGCGTTGCTCCTCCGCGAAGCCGACGCTCTCACGATCACCACGGGTGGCCTTGAGCCGCTTGTTGCCGTAGGTGGACATGATGGCCTCAGCCCCGCCGCTGTAGTCACCGGCCTTCTGTCGTTTGGCGAGATCGCGCTTGGCCCGCTTGTTACCGGCCATGACGGCCTCCCTTAGTGTTGGCGTACATCGCCGCGGCCTGGCCCAATGTCCTGTCGCTTTGCCGTTCGTCCCAGCCCACGCCCGGATCCTCCAGGGCAGCCTTGGCCTCTTCGGGGTTGGCTCCGTAGTGCTGGACGGCGTGGGCCAGGATGCGGACCTTCCTATGCTCGTCCAGGGCCATCTCAGTCAGTGACGACTTCAGGTGACCGGCGCTTCTGGATCCCACCCGAGCGCACGACCTCCTCGTACCTCACTTCCGCCTGGTCGGTGAAGCTGCCATGGGCAAACTCACCCAGCATTGTGGGGGCGTCGATCCAGGCCGCGGAGCCGACGTGGGCGCGCTCAGCCATGGTCTCCTCCGGGTACTTGAACTGCGTCGCCGGGTCGACGTGATTGATGCGGCCAGGGGCCGACACCATGAACTCCAGCATCCCCCTGGAGAAATCGTTGGGGATGTCGGTGTCAGTGCCCAGGCCCTCCTCAAAGCGCAGCGGGCCGCGGCCACCTGGGGCATTCGGCCCCATGGTCTCGTCGTAGGCGTAGCGTCCCCGCTCCGGGAACTGTGGCTCAGGGCCAAGAGACATAGCGATTCCTCCCGTGTCGGGTTGTGTTCAAGGCTAGTGAGGGTGCCGGCGCGCCCCTGTGACACCCCTAGTACCCTGAAACCATGAGTGATGCCTGGGCGCACAACACGAGCATGAACCGGGCACTGGGCAACGACAACGCCAGCCTGTCGAACACCGCGGCCGGCGCGCAGCTTGGTGCCACCTCAGCCGGGTCCAGACTGGAGTCCCAGGCTGAGCCTGGGATCGCCCAGGCAGCTACGACGCTGAACGATTCCGCTGCGACTGCCGCGAATGCACTGTCTTCGCTCGTCTAGCGGATGAGGCCCAGGGGGTGACCTGCATCTCCACCTCCGGGACCATCAACACCTGGCTCATGATGGTGGCGCAGGACAGGCTGTCGACGTAGTCGTCATGCACGCCGGCCTCGTTGGGCGCGGCCACCACGAGGTGGGCACCCTTGTAGGTCTTCTCCACGTCCACCATCTGCTGGCGGAACCGCCGCCAGGTCTTGGTGCGCTTGGCACGAGGGTGCGCCGGCCAGGACATGAGGCCCCGCTGCAATAGCTGTTGCAGATGCTTCCACCTGGCGCTTTGATCCTGGATCTGTGACGACAGCGGCTCCACCTGGATCCGGGGTAGAAGCCGCTTGAGCCGGTCCGCGGCTACGTCACCCACGCCCTGGGCGTCCACGCCGCAGGCCACGATGGAGTAGTTGGAGAAGAAGTCCACGATCCGCCAGTACTGATCCTCCCACTCCTCCCCGTGCATTTCCAACCAGTTCAGTATCCTATGGTCATAAAGTCCCAGTTCATCCGGTCTGTCCCAATCAACCCATACCACGGTAACCACGGTGGAATCCATGCGCCTGGCGAAGTCGATGCCGGCGACCAGGGGGGACCGCCAGTAGCTCTGGACGATGGGCATGGTGGGATCACCAAGTTCGTCCATTCGACTCTCGGTGATAAGCATGCCCCGCTCCAGGAGCCACTCCAACCTGTAGTTGAGCCGGAACTCATCGCTGTCCTCCCCGATGCGCTGGGCCTCGCCATGGATGTAGGCCGCATAGTTTTTGTTAAATCGGGCACAGTACTTCCAGTCGAACAGGTAGTGGTTTTTCTTCGCACCCCGACGTAGCTCCTGGCGACGGTTGTGCTGAATCGTTTTGAAAAACACCCCCTTGACGATGTCAGGAGTGCCGGTCATGACCATAGTTGCCAGATAAAACGCACCCATGGGAGTGATGGATTTATTCAAAACGTACTCGTCCACCGACTGGGACTCGTCCACAAAGATGACGTGGTAGGACTTGGACTCGATCTTGGCACGAGGATTGGCGGTCTGCATGGCACAGAACGACCCACATTTTTTCAGGCGCACCTTCCGCGAGCCGGGGCGTACCACGTCATCGATCTCAGGATCCTCCAGCATCTCCAGGGCACGCTCTGAGGTCAGACGGTCCACCACACGTCCAAACAGAGTCTCCACCTGTTGCTCAACTGGAGCGAAGCATCCGACCATGACCCCCTTAGCGAACTTTTGGAGCGGCTCAAACTCCGGGAAGATGGTCGCCAGGCGCGGCAGGAGGATCATGAGGCTGGCCGCGACGTTGGCGACGACCTCTGTCTTACCGCTCTGACGGCTGAGACACCCAGTGATAGTGGCCCCATCTCCCGAGATCACCGACTCGATGATGCGCCGGCCCAGGGCCTCCTGGTAGGGGAACATCTGCACCCCGGAGAAGATGAGGGTGAACTCCCAGACCTTGTCCACAACGCTGTCCACAAACCCCTGCTGGGCTGGATCGAGGACCGGCGGGGCGTACTGGGCCAGGTCTTCGGACAGGCCCTCGTCACCTGGGGCCAGGTCTTCGTCCTCCGGGTCCAGCAGAGAGGGATCGTCCACGTACGTCATCCCCTACCAGGCTAGGGAGGGCCTGGGCTGTGGAAAAACCGGGGGTTGAAGTGGGGGCCGGAACTACACTAGAGTTTTTCTGGAGGCGGGTGAGGGCGTGTGCATGATCCGCGCCCCCAGTCGGCGCTGTAGACGCCAGTGGAATAACGGCGCTATTCACAATCTTTGCCTGGCTCAAGGCTCGCCCATGTAGTTACAAAAGGTGGGGGAAAGTGGGGGAGCATTCGGCCTTGACATCGGCCCCCGGAGGGGGCAGAGTGCGTGGTTACCGCATGACCCCCCAAGGCGGGAGCCGGCGGGCTGGAACTTAAACGGATCGGTCTTGTCGATCCAGGGCCGGATGAGGGAGGAGCCGCGATGGACCGCGGGTCAGGACAGGTTTGCCCCGAGACAGAGCCAGAGCATGGGACACTGGAGTGGGCCACCAGGAGGCGGAATCGGAAGACCGGCCTGGTGATGTTGGGGTTGGACAAGCTCTACTACCAGGCGGGGGCGGGGCCTGAGGTCTTCCAGCACCTGGAAGACGGCGGGTTCATCGAGCGGGAGTACCACGGCGACAGCTATCGCTTCCGCGTGGTCGTCTTCTGCTCATGCGGAGGTAATCCCCTAAAGGTCGCCCCCGGCGATAGCGAGCCTGTACTGTCGCTCCGCGACGGGACGGGCGAGCCACCCATGGGTTCAGGGTTCAGGGTTGGTGATGATGTCTTCGGCTTGTCTTCTCAGGGGTTTAAGTCGAAGTCTGTCCAAAAACCGATCAACACCGTTCAACTGGCAAGGGATTATTTCCCCCAGGTCATGGCAGGCACCGGGATGAGAGGCATCCGCCTCCAGTCCAACTGGCCTGCCCTGGCGAAGAACCTCAAGCTCTGGAAGGTCAACTACGGGGCCACCATCACCTCGATCCAGCAAATGATGGATGAGTTTGCCCGTCACCCGGAATGGTGCCGCGCCTCTAACAAACCACCGTGGCGCATCTTCCTGGCGAAGCGGGATGAACTGGCGACTCTGGCTGCTGCCCAGCAGGCTCGTGATCCAGGCAACCGGAAGTACAGCGCCGGCCAGGGCCGGGACTACTGGTTTGGTCGTCACACCCCCCGTGCATACTCGCCGGCATGACGAGGCGTCGTACCCCTATTTGGGTCCGGGGGCGAGCCACTGATGACTTCCTGGCCGATCAGCGCCGGCCCTGTATCGGGCGCGATGAGTACTTCCAGGAGAGCCTGGAGGCCCTGGAGGTCTGCCAGGGCCTGTGTGTCAAGTGCCCGGTGTTCCAGGACTGCACCCGCTGGACCCTGGCGAACTATGACCGCCAGCCCTACTTCATCTACGCCGGCCTGACCCAAGACGTCCGCGGTCGGATCCACGCCGGCCTGGAGATGTACTACGACTGGCGTCAGGAGTGGCGCAAGGCCCACCTGACTCAGCGCATCGCGGCCCGGAAGCTCCGAGAGGGCTACCAGGCCGGTGAACGCAAGCGGGCCAAGGCCAAGGCCGAGATGCCCCCGTGCCCGTTCTGTGGCGAGCAGGCTACCGTCTACCGGAACGGTCGCCAGGCCAACAAGCCTGACCGTCAGCGCTACCACTGCCGTGCCTGTAACAAGAACTTCCTGGAGGAGGAGTGATGAATGACGTATTCCCGCACTACCGGGGCAAGACCCTGGATGGGTTTGAGGCCAACACGCCCATCTTGAAAGAGGCGATGGTGACCGTCGAGGGCTACATAGCCAGGATCGCCTTGGCGAGAGCGAAGGGCCTAGGCATGATCTTCGCCGGCCCGAACGGGGTGGGCAAGACCCACCTGGCCTGTTGCGTGATGACCGCTGCCAGAGAAACCGGGCACAAGATCGAGTGCATCGAACTCGCCACCTACATTGACCTGTGGCAGGAGATGTTCCGCATCACCGACGAGGATCGGATCGAGTACATCAACGACCAGCTTCGTTACATCAAGCGGGTCCACTTCCTGCTCCTAGATGACCTGGGGCGCGAACATGAGTCGGTGTCAGGCTGGTCGAACGAGCGGGTATTCGATCTGGTCCGCTACCGGTTTAACCGGGGCCACCCCACCTTGATCACCACCAACCTGCCTTTTGACGAACTGGACCGCCGCTACACCGAAGGAATGTCTAGCTTCCTGCACGAGGCCACGGTCAAGGTCTGGATGGAGGGGGAGGACTACCGCCCTCATATCAATGCGGAAAGGTGAGCTAGGAACTGAGGCCCAGCGCCGGGTCATCTTCATCTGGGAGGGCGCGGTCGCCACCCTCCCAGACCAGTACACAGTCAAGACCCTGGAGCGGTATAAGGGCCGGCTACACCTTTACGACCAGGCCGTGCGGTACTGGAGAGTCTCCCCCCGGTGCATCAACTTCATGTGGACGATCATGTCCCGGACCTTCTACCGGATCGACCTGGCCGTCACCAGCCGGGGGCCTGGCTTCACCCAGGCGGTCAGCAAGCTCGTGCAGGAGAAGAACTGGCCCATCGAGTACGTCTACTGCGCCAAGGCCGATGTCCTGGGACGCAGCCTGGCCCATGCCCCCGACGTGGCGCGGGTGTTCTATGGCCTGGACGAACATCGGTGGCTCTTTGGCCCCCAGGGCCACCACATCGGATCCGACAAACCTCTGGGGCTGCACGATGCCTGACATCGAGTACCAGACCATCTGCCGCACCCTTCAGGATCGTAACTTCGACGCCCTGGCCCAAGCCAGGATCACCACAGCCTTCTTCCTGGACCCCGACAACGCCGCCATGTTCGACTGGATGCGGGAGCATTGGAACCGCTATGGGGAGTCCCCGAGCGAGGACGCCTTTCACCGTGAGTACCCTGCCGACGACCTGATCGAGACCCTGGAGCCGCTGGCCTACTACATCGATGAGCTACGCGACCAGCGTCGCGCCGCCCTGCTCCAGGACTCCCTTGATGCCATCAAGGATCCGCTCAAGAACGGTGACACTGACATCGCCGTGAAGCTCCTGTCGGCGGGGCTAGATGGTCTCCATCAGGAGGTGTCCGAGCTACTCGATCAGGACGCGGTCGCCACCCAGGAGGATCAGATGGAGATGTTCCGAAGCCTGGCCTCCAACCCTGGCATCAGCGGCTGGCCCACCGGGTTCCCCTCGATGGACCGCGCCACCTGGGGCCTCCAGGCCGGTCAGCTTGTGACCCTGGTGGGCCTCCAGAAGGTAAAGAAATCCATGCTGCTGATGTGCATGAACATCGCTGCCCACGACGCCGGGGCGCGGACCATGTTCGTCAGCTTTGAGATGACCAACCAGGAGCAGATCACCCGGTACAACGCCCTGCGGGCGGGCATCAGCCTGACCCACCTCCAACACCCGAGCGCCATGGAGGAGTGGGAGTGGCGCAAGCTGAGCCGGATGATGCACGGGGTCAAGGACGAGCATCCCCAACCCATGATCTTCGTCCACGACCCAGGTCGAACGACGACGGTCTCGGCCATCGCGGCCAAGATCGCCATCCATCGGCCCCAGGCCGTCTTCATCGACGGCACCTACATGATGGAGAGCGAGCAGGACGTCCCCCAGGGCAGCCCCCAGGCCCTGACCTCGATCACCCGGTCCCTCAAGCAACTGGCAGACCGCTGCGAGATCCCCATCGTGCAGACCACACAAGCCTTGTCCTGGAAGGCAAAACGTGGCGTGCTGTCCCTGGACTCCATAGGATATTCCTCGAGTTTTGCCCAGGATTCTGACGTCATTTTTGGTGTAGAGGAGGTGAAGGAAGATGGTCAGCCGAAGCCCAACGACCTCGTGCTGCGGATCATTGCCTCCCGGAACTGCCCCATCCACAACGTCATGCTCATGGTCGACCTTGACCACGGCGTCATCATTGAGACCGAAGAGGTGGAGTACGAGAGTGACGATGACATGACCAGCCGTGATTGAAGACCTCCTTGACCACATCGGCATCGAGGACATCCGCACCCTGGGCGCGGAGGTGCAGGCCCGCTGCTTCATGCACGAGAAGCGCACCGGAGAGCGGGAGCGCCGGCCAGACCACTGGTCGATCAACCGGTACTCAGGCAAGTTCCACTGCTTCTCATGTGAGTGGTCAGGCTCCCTGAACCGGCTGGTCATGGACGTGGCCGGCGTGGGCATCTGGGACGCCCGCCGGCTGATCCGGGAGTTCGACGTCGACCTCTCCGACGACGAGGCCCCCTGGGAGCCGCCCATCGGCATGGTGGTGGAGAGCCGGCTGGCCGAGTTCGGGCCACCCCCGTCCCGCGCCCTGGACCGCCGCCACCTGACCCCGGAGGTGTGCGACCGCTACGAACTGCGCTGGGACTGCGAGGAGGCAGCCTGGGTTATCCCCATCTTCTCCCCAACTGGGGAAAAGTGGGGCTGGCAGACCAAGGGGGTCGACATCCGCAACCACCCACCCGGCATCAAGAAGGGCCGCACCCTGTTCGGCCTAGACCGACTTCGCGCTGACCGGGCCGTCCTGGTGGAGTCGCCCCTCGACGTGGCCTACCTCGATGTCCTGGGCCTGCCCGCGGTCGCCGCCTTCGGCTGCCAGGTCTCCGACATGCAGATGAAGCTCCTGGTAGAGCGGCTCGACAGCCTGGTGCTGGCCCTGGACGACGACCGGGCCGGCATAGCCGAGACCGAGCGGCTGATCAAGGCCAAGTGGCACCACCGGATCCCCATCACGGTGTTCAACTACGGGGGCCTGGACGGCAAGGATCCCGGCGAGCTATCCGCCCCGGCGGTCCACAGGGGCATCGCCACCGCCTCCCCGGCGGCGCTGTGGTAATGGATGCCCGCTGGCTCTGCATCCTGGGCCTGGTCATGCTGACCGCGGCGGTGCTGGTTGAGTTAGCGGCACAGATGACATGACCTTCAAGGGCACCCTCTACCCGTTCCAGGAGGAAGCAGTCGTCGCTATGGTCGACATGCGACACCTCCTGGTGGCCTACGAGATGGGCCTGGGCAAGACCGTGCTGACTGTGGCGGCGGTGGAAAGCCTGATCGAGGCAGGCAAAGCCGGCGGAGGTTTTGTTATATGTCCCGCCTCGATCAAGCTCCAGTGGAAGCGCATGATAGAGGACTTCGCCCCGGACGCCAACGTGATCGTCATCAACGGCACCGCCACCCAGCGCCAGGCCCAGTACCTGCGCTACAAGCGTGGCGAGGGCGAGTACTGCATCATGAACCCCGAGCAGATGGTCAACGACTGGGAGATCGTTTCCAAGCTGCCGCGCGACTTCATCGTGGCTGACGAGGCCACATGGTTCAAGAACTTCAAGCCCCAGCGGTCCAAGAAGATCAAGCGGCTCCAGGCCACCTACAAGTGGGCCTTGACCGGCCAGCCCGTGGAGAACCGGGCTGAGGAGGTCTTCTCGATCATGCAGTGGGTCAACCCAGGCGTGCTGGGCCACTTCAAGACCTTCGACGCCGCCTTCGTCAAGCGAGACCATTTTGGTCGCGTCCGTTCGTACCGGAACCTGCCCACCCTGCACCGGCTCCTGTCCGACCATATGGTACGGCGCACCAGGAGCGAGGTTGCCGACCAGCTACCGGCGGTGGTGGCCCCACCACCCATCCTGGTCGACCTTGACCCTGCCGGTCGCGCCCTGTACAAGCGCATGGTCTACGACCTCCAGCGGGAACTGGCTGAGGCCATGGAGTCCTGGGGCAACTTCTCCCTGTCGGGGTTCTACCGCGGTGAGGAGCAGGGCCAGGCCCGTGGCCGGATCATGTCCAAGCTCGTGTGCATGCGGATGCTGTGTGACCACCCCGAGCTACTGCGGCTCAGCGCCGGCCACTACCGCGGGGTACTACCCGGCAACCGCATGGGCAGCGAGTACGCCCAGGAGCTACACGAGGCCGGTCGCCTGGAGAGCTTGAAGAAGGCCCCCAAGCTGGACGCCCTGGTGGGCACCAGGGAGCAGCCGGGGCTGATCCGGGACATCCTCGACGCCGATCCGGCCAACAAGATCGTGGTGTTCTCCTTCTTCAAGGACATGCTCGATCTCATCCAGGAGGCCACCAGGGGCCTGACCAAGTCGGTGCTGTTCACCGGGGCCGTGTCGGTCACCGGGCGAGACCGGGCCAAGCAGGAGTTCGCCACCGACCCGGACACTCGGCTCTTCCTCTCTTCTGACGCGGGCGGCGTGGGCCTCGACTTGCCGGTGGCGAACTACCTGATCTCCTACGACCTACCCTGGTCAGCCGGCGCATACGCACAACGCCAGGCCCGGATCATCCGCCTGTCCAGCAAGTTCCCCCAGGTCACGCTGCTGTCCACCCAGGTCGCCGGCAGCGTCGAGGAGTACCAGCACCGGCTCCTGGCCCAGAAGGCCAAGGTGGCTGCCGCCGTCATCGACGGTAAGGGCATCAACCCCAGGGGCAACGTCACCCTCGATCTGGCGAGCCTGACCGAGTGGCTGCGGGAGAGTGAGGTGTGAGCCGCAAAGGCCCCGAGTACCTCTTCTGCGGCAGCCGGCTGACCGACGACACCTTCGTCATGCGGATCCTCTTGGAGGGCCTCAACACCCAGGCCCGCCAGTGGACCGAGACCATCACCATCCAGGACGACGGCTCCCTGGAGGGCCTGGAGTACGAGGTCTCGATGTTCAAGTACCTGGCCTACCGCCGCATCCCCGGCGGATCGTGGGCTGATCCCAACGTGGTGCTGGCCTTCGTGGACCGTATGACCCACAACCGGGCCACCGAGCGGCTGCTGCAACAGGCTGAGCGGGAGAAGCGGCCCTGGTTCGTCATCGGCAGCACCGGAGGTAATCCCCCAGCGCAGGGTTAACGGTCACACCCCCCAGTTACCCTTGATGTATGGCAAAGAAAGTAACCGCAGTGCTGGAACGGCTGGATCTCGCGGGTCTCCGGGATGAGGTCTCGGCCTGGTATGCCCTCAAGCGCCAGGAGAACCTGCTGGCCCCCAAACTGAAGAAGGGGACCAACCGGTTCAAGGAGATCCTAGGAAAATACGGGGAGAAAGACCCCTCAGACGGCTCCCTTTATTTGGATCTCGGTGAGCCTATCGGGGATGCCCGGATTCGGTTCCTCAAGTCCCTCTGCATCACCCAGAACAACGTCATCAACGAGGAGGTGGCAGAGGAGATCCTGACCGCGAAGGGCATCTGGGAGGAGATGTCGGAGGTCAGGCGGATCCCGGACGAGTCCCGGATCAACGCCGCCTACTTCGACAACCGCATCAGCGACGACGAGTTGGCCCGCATGTTCCCCACGGTCACCAGCTACCGGTTCTTCCTGCTGGATGAGGACGAGAAGCCCGTCCGGGCATGACCGACCTCCAGGCCCTCTTCGCCCCGCTCCAGGACGAGTACTACCCCGGCTCCAAGCAGAAGCGTCGGGAGTCCCAGGAGATGCGTCGGGAGCGGGTCAAGGCCGAGAAGGCCCAGGCCAGGGAGGATGAGGACTGGGACGCCCACCCCATCGAGGTGTACATCAAGGGCGTCCGCTACGAGATGTTCCGCGTCGGGGCGCTCGCCAAGGCCCTGGGCCGTGACCCGGTCACCATCCGGGCCTGGATGCGGAAGGGTTGGCTACCACGAAACACCTACCAGACCGCCCCGGTCGTCGGGTCCAGGGGTGACGCCGGTCGTCGCCTCTGGACTCGGCGGCAGATCGAGGGCATCGTCCAGGTGGCGAAGGAGGAGGGCCTCCTGGACCCCAAGCCGCC